ACTCCATATAATTGAGTGGTTATATGGAGTGTAGTAATTAGGGATTGATCCTCCCATGAACGAGACTAGCTATCTCTTTCGTACTCTCACTCCTAAATAGGGCTAGGTAAGGGGTTCGACTCCCCTTCGTCAGACTGTGTCTGCCGAGATTGAGGAATATCTATCGAACCCGAAACCTCTTTCCCGTATCTGTACATTAGGCTGGTAAGACAGCCGTAAACCAAATCATAGAGAAAGCTTAGTACACTTCCTCGGTACGGTGTTTAGAGTTATTTAGTGTGGCTGTGACAGATTTGGAAATGTCCTAGATTGTGATTCTAGATTATGCGGGTTCGAACCCCGTCAGTCACCCCAAATAACTTTAAAAGGTAATAAAATGAAAGAAATACTAAGTGTAGCTGGTCTAGTAACAATTGTAGGTTTAGCTGGTTTTTTGACAGAAGATAAACAGTACGAAGTAGCCTCTTGCACCGCAGAATATTCCAAGTTTTGGGTAGCAGAGTACTCTGACTCAGGGATTGATTTTGATGGTAATCCTTGGTCAGAGTATTGGGAAGAGGTAGCCTCTGATACAAATACTGTAATAACTGTTAACGGTAGTTTGTACCACCCTAGAAACCCTAATTTTGTTTATTATATGAGCGAGTACGGCTACTTTATCCCTAAAGATCCGCCACAGCGTTATAACTACAACTTTGATACTGGTTATGAGTTTGACGGTTTCAAAGTAAAAACTAATACTCAGTTTAAATCTTACCTTGTTAGTGAGGAAGATAGCACGGAAATCTCTTTTCGGCATTCTGATTACGAAAAATGCGTAGAGTCTTTAGATACGGTAGTAACTGTCGGAACTTGGTACGGCTACGCACACCGTTTTAAATTTAAAAAATAGTTGCAAAACAACATATTTCAACGTATAATGAGGAAAACAATATGGCTTGGAATTTAAACGGTCTTATACACCCCGATATGATGATTCACGTTGAAAAAGTTGCTCAAGATAAAGACTTTTATCACATTATAACAAAGAACAAACGAAGAGTCTCCATTCCTAGAGTGTCATTTGAAACTAATGACCCCGTTATGTTACAGAGACTTTTCACTCAGGTTAACAAATCTATATACATTCAATCACTGCACAATGTTGTGCTACTAAGGGAAAATTAATGAAAGTAAGTAAAGAAAATCAAATTATCGGTGCGGTATCACTCATTGTAATAATCCTTACGTGGATAGCGTATGGATTTAACGCGGCACTAGCCCTGTTTATTTCTACTAACGTAGCAGTAGCAATAAAAGATTACTTTACCGGTGGTGATATGGAGTTTAGAATCCGTGCCTATCGGTATAGAGAGAAAACTTTTAAAGGCTTCCTAGGTTTTGTAGCAGTAATCTTCTGCATAATCTGGGCAGTATCAAACATTTACTTAGCATTGTTTTATTTGCTAATCCCAATTTCCGAGCATATTACAGCATTAAAAGGAATCAAAAATGAACAAACTATTTAACGCAATGACTTATTCTGACGCCCTAACAGAAAATGGGGCAGTAACAAACTCTACATCAGGTTCATTTCTAGTAGATTTATTCGGTCGTGCAGGTTCTAGCCGTGGAACTAACCTAGTAGGTGAATTCTTACAGGCTTTTAAAGAAAACCCAGACTTAGCTATTCGCTTAGCTCTATATACACGTGACCCTCGTGGTGGTTACGGTGAACGTAAACACTTCCGCCAATGGATTGGATATATTCTTAAGAAAGTTGACCTAGAAACAGGTAAAGCTATTGTATCTAAAATCCCTGAGATTGGTCGCTTCGACGACCTAATCCCAGTAATTGAACTTGGTGGAGACATTAAGGCACACGCTATCACCGTATGGCTACGCGCTATTGCGGTTGAGAAAAATGCTCTAGCAGCTAAGTGGATGCCTCGTAAAGGTACAATCTTCGAAGAAGTGCGCCGTTTCCTTGGCGTTCCGCCAAAAGTTTTGCGCAAGCTCTTAGTTGAAACTACTAACGTAGTTGAAACACAGATGTGTAATCGTGAGTGGGATCAAATTGAGTACAGTAAGTTGCCTTCCCGTGCTCAGTTACTTTACCGCAAAGCGTTTGCTCGCAATGACGGTGAAAGATACGAAGAGTATCTATCCGCCCTTGAAAAGGGCGAGGCTAAGGTTAACTCTAGCGTGCTATATCCTTATGAGATTGTAGCAAATAGCTCAGGGCAGCTTCGAGAAGCTCAATGGAAAGGTTTGCCAGATTACGTTGGCGAAGGCAGCTTTTTGCCTATGATAGACGTTTCAGGATCTATGTACCAGCAAGCCGGTAACACTAGGTTTACTACTATGGATGTAGCAATGTCTCTTGGTATTTACCTAGCCGAGCGAAACAAAGGAGTGTTCAAAGACCAATTCTTAACGTTCTCTGAACGTCCTAGTATGCAAGAACTTTGTGGAGATACTTTAGAAACTCGCCTTCGTAACCTAAGTAGAGCGCACTGGGGCATGAATACGGATATTAATCGCGCTATGCAAACTATTCTGGATAGAGCCGTTGCTAACGGACTGACTGATGAAGACTTGCCAGATGCGTTAATCGTACTGTCTGATATGGAATTCGACCGTTGCGGTTCAAGCCCTGTATCTGAGAAAACTATTAGAGACTTTGAAGCCGCTGGTTTCACTGCTCCTAAGTTAGTATTTTGGAACATCGCTAGCCGTCGTGGTAACGTTCCAGTTAGAGCTGGACAAGACGGTACTGTTTTAGTATCCGGATTCTCAGCTGCGGTTATGAAGACAGTGTTGACTGGAGAAGTGGTAACACCTCTAGACATGGTCAAATCCGCACTGTACGTACCTAAGTACAACTACCTATAAAAGGAGGCTTCGGCCTCCTTTTTTGTATCTGTATAAAAATTCTTCTGTTGACTTCAAGTTATATTTTGATATAATGTAGTCCTAGGAGGAATTTTTATGTATTTATTAAATTTAACAGGCCTCCAACCCTATGTCTAAAATAGCTAAATACTTAGACATGTTTAGGATATTTCCTAGAATAGTACTTGTAGCATACACAGTAGGTCTTATAATGTCTGTGAATTGGTACATTTCGTATAAGGAAGTTCCTGAAGTAAAATGTGACGCAGCAGTAATGCAGGTGGTACTTAATAAAGGGGAAAGTATCAAAACCGCAGAGCTACTAGCTTGCAGACAGGTGGGCGTAATCGGAAGGCCCGTAGGTTATACAGCCCTAATCACGACGATGTTCGGCGCAGGGGCTGTATTTTTTGGCTTCTACACCAATTCTGGGTGGAAATGGAAAGTAGAAGCAGACAAAGATCAGGAGTAAGTATGTTTCTAGAATCAGTATTAGTAATTGCAGGTATTGCTGCAATTCTATATTTTATTAAAAAACGTAGCGCATCTAAAAAAGGCAGTGGTTCATCAGGGTCACCGAATGTACCGCCAGCTACAAAGCCACAATAAGTTAACAATTTCCCCTAGCGGCAACTACAATTATAAGGTAGTGCAGGATTACGTGTTTGATAGTCCCATTCTAGGACAAACCTTTACTATTCCAGAAGGGTTTATAACAGACGGAGCTTCTATCCCTAGAGTATTCTGGGGTGTGTTTGGTGGGCCATTCTGCCCAAAAAACTTAGAAGCCTCTGTGCAGCACGATTTTCTTATACGTATGGGAGTGGACGGGTCTCAAAGAGACCTGCAATTTTATTCTACCCTAGTCGATAATAACACTGATAAGTGGAAAGCACGCTTAATGTACATAGGAGTGGTTGTCTGGAGGAAAGTGAAAACTTTCTTGACATGAAAGAGGTTTTATTATATTATGTCATTCAGAACACAAATTATAATAGCTCTTATGCTTTTATTAGCGGTAGGGGGATTTCTTTTTTATAAAGAGATTCAAGGACACGCCGTAACAAAGCAACAGTTAGTAACTAAACAAGCAAGTGTTGATAGGCTAGAGAAGTCTATCAAGGACGTACAAGCTCTGCAAGTATTAACAGAGTCAACTGTGCTAGAACTAACTAAAGAGACAAATTCCAACAAGCGAAAGCTATCAGAACTATCAGGTAGGGAAAGTGTTGTGGCGGCAAAGCCTGGTCTCGTAGAAATAAAGCTAAATAAAGCCTTCAACGAGACCCAGCGCGAATTAGGTTGTATTACAGGAGATACTAACTTATGTCAGCAACAATAGAAAACTTTCTAAGCACAGTCTTTTCGTACTTCCTAGACTACATAGGGGACATTACTGATGCTGTGCTAGATATTACCTTAGTCGCAGTTACTGCTTTAACTCTAACTGGTTGTACCATTTCAACCCCTGAACAAGTAGAAACTGCGGTATACCATCCCGCTTGGCCAGCACCGTATGAAACGTGCGACGTAGAGTGGAAAATAATGGTAGTTGATAAAGAGCCCTTTGTGGCTCTTTCTTTTGAAGATAATTTAAAAATGGCGGCCTGTACTGAGGACTTAATTCGTTATTTGAAAGAAATGAATATTAAGTTCTGTACCTACAGACCAAAGGAGGACTCAAGGTGTGCTAAAATTCTTACGCAGAAAGAAAAAACCACCTAAGTACATATCTTCGGAAATAAGACTTTCAGAGCAGATAGATGTACAGGGCACTGCCCTGTACCCTGCGTATGTTAATGATATTAAAGATCATCACTACGCATTATTCACTAAAGAAGAACTTTCTAGTGCATTGCACCGAGGTTCTAGTCATAAAGAAGAGTCTATACCAAAGACAGAGTACTGGGTAACTAAACTTATAAAACTAGTACTTATATAACAAGGATAATATGTCTTACCATACACCATCACTATCTAAATTCGCAGTATCAATTGGAAACGAGGGTACTTCTAACACAGTATACCATTACAACTTAATGGGAAGTATAGGCGACGCTTCTGACTATACAGATTTACTAAACACGTTAAGGTGTGCAAGTGAAGCAGACGAAATACATATCCATATTAACAGTCCAGGCGGTCAAGTATACACCGCAGTACAGATAGTTAACGCTATAGAAAACTGTAAAGGAACTGTAATAGGTATTATAGAATCTGCATGCGATTCCGCAGCTACTATAGTATTCCTAGCTTGCGATGGATGGTGTATAGAAGATAACACGTTAAGTTTGTTCCACCAATACTCAGCGGGATTCTATGGAGAAGGGCATAAGGTCAAATCTCAGATAGAAGCTACAGATAAGTGGATAGCACAATTAAACAGACACTATTACTCAGATTTTTTAACAGAAGACGAGCTAGAGCTTATGTTTAATGGTAAAGACTACTGGTTTAACTCTGATGAAATGCGTGAGCGTATTGAGAGACTAGTAAAGGCAAAAACTGAAAAAGTACAGGCATTTGAAAAGGCTAAACAGCAAGAAACTATAGAGAATGCTAAGAAAATAATCAAAAACTTGGAGAATACCGATGATTCGGGAGACAATTCATAAATTAAAAGAAGCCCCTAGTAACAGTAGATTATATCTAGGAGCGGACAGCGTTAGATTCGTAGACACTAAAGGTATCGCCTGGGCTAAGATAACTGTTGTTGCAGTTATCCACCTAGCAGGCAGCAAAGGCTGCCAAGTGGTAGGGGAAACTACCAGAGAGCGCGTTTACGATAAAAACCTAGGAAAACCACAACATAGAATGATGACTGAGGTGCAAGCCTTAGCAAACATCTATCTAGAACTGGAAAATGCTCTGGTAGAGGAAGGAATTGATTGCCCTATCGAAGTGCATTTAGACATTGCGTCTGAAGAGCAGTACGGTTCAAATTGTGCGGCGAAGGCCGCTGCTGGGTATATTCTTGGTGTTTGTGGGGTGTCTCCTATTCTAAAGCCAGAGGCATGGGCTGCTTCAACTGCGGCTGACTTATTTCCTAAGAAATTACACAATAAAACTAAAAAAACTGCTTGCTAAAACAGCCAAATTTACGTATAATATACACATAAATTAATGAAACGACCAAAAGGAAAATTTTGATGTGAATAATTCCGTAAATACTTTCAATAAAGCATGTGCTAGTATTCGTGTTAAATACCAATACAATCTAGATAAAAGCCTAGGACAAAATATGTTAGCTTTGTCTGAATCTGAAGGGTACTACGAGCGTAGAGGAAAAAGCCGTTGGGCAAAGCGCGCTTCGACTTGGGCTAACTCAAAAGACTGCGTATTTTTAGTTATGGAAGTTGACGAGTTCGGTACTTGTTCTAAAGTAGAACAGGTAGTCGATACTAAGTACAAACAAGATATAGTACACCAAATAGAAGATTTTCTTATCTGGTACGAAAGTACTGGAACTAGAGAAACAGCAGAGTATATTATTCTACCTTACTGGGCTAGTCACGGTGAAATAGACTTAAAAGAACTCGACAAAATACCAGTGCCTATGGCAAAAGCAGCACAAGCAGCAGCGGTTAAAGTAGTAATCAAACAAGATAAACAGCAACAACAGGAATCAAATAAAATGAAAAGCCTTTTCGATAAAGTAGTAAACACAAACAAAGACGCAGCAGTTATGGCGGCTCAACTTACAGCCGGTAAAACAGCTAACGATTTCATCCAGAGTAAAATGTATGCGTCATTGCCTTGGTACGCTCGCCTTTTCGCTAAGAAAAAAGATGCGAAAAATAACGGCCTAGCTAAACTAGCGGTAGCTAACGCAGCAGTAGGTCTAGCGCAACACTTCGGTAAAGACGACCCACGTCTACGATACATTTCAGAAGCTATGCTTCAAGACGCGATGGTAGCTATTACACGTGACTCTGATATGGTTGAGAAATTCATTTCAGAAATCACAGCAGCCGTTGCGATTCCAAATGAAATCATGGACAAATTCCAAAAAGAGCGAGAAACAATTTAAAGCTCAGTCACGAAACTCAGGGTAAGCTTCACTCCAGAAAGCTAACCATAAGGAGGTAACGTGACAAAACGATTGTGGATAAAGGTCGCTAAGATATTGGCTATGGTAGTAGGGGTGGTAGTTTTACTACTACTTGGGGTAAGCCCAGAATCTTTACTATTCGCAATCAAATTAATAACAGGTCTATGAAACTAAGTAAAAACTTTACTTTAGCTGAAATGTTTAAATCGGCAACTGCTGACAGGCTAGGTATTGATAATACCACAGATAACCACGTTATCATATCAAATTTAAAATCCTTGGTAGATAACGTGTGGCAGCCTGTTAGAGACCAGTTCGGGCCGGTGGTAATAAATTCAGCTTACAGAAGCCTAGAACTTAATAGAGCGCTTAAATCGGAAGATACTAGCCAACATATTTTAGGTCAGGCCATTGATGGCGAGGCTCTTAGAGCAGGTAACTATGAAGTTGCTGCTTGGATAAGAGATAATCTCGAATTTGATCAGTTAATCCTAGAATTCTATGATCCTGCTAAAGGAGCAAGGTCTGGATGGGTTCACTGTTCGTATATCGAGGGCAACAACAGAAACGAAGTATTAACCATTAATAGTAATGGTATATTTACGGGTCTGTTAAATTGATTAAAAGCCGAGCGTTTTGCGCTCGGCTCTTTTTGTATCAGGAGTACGTATGAGTAAAACAATTACACTACCTCTAGATGAATACGAAGCGCTAGAAACCAATGCTAAGAAATTCTTGCAGATTAAAAATATAGAAGCAGAAATCAAAAAGCTAGAAGTTGCTCAAGTATCTACTATTAAGAAGTTAAAGGTTGAAAGAGACAGTCTTTATACTGAAATCTCTTGCCTAGATAACGAAGCTACAAAACTTCGAGAGCACCTAAAGTCAGAGCAGGCTAATATGCCAATAGTGCTAGAAGACCATCACAGATATAACTTTATGCGAGTACAGAGTTTAGTACCTTTTAATATAATAAAACCCTACTATGAAAACGAGGCAGGGTTTATACGTTTTGTAGAAGAGGTGGAATCTAATGCTAATAGGTCTAAGCACAATATAATGTCCTTTATTTTACTATGCATTTTTTCATTCTTTGCAGGAGCTTTATTACTTTGATAGAAACTTGGGGAAAGAATCGCAGAGCCTTGCAGAACAAGGCTAGTAAGCAAGAAATTTTAACTGCAATCGCGACCAAATTCGGAGCAAAGACCCTTGACATTGGCACTATTCCAAACTCAGAATTGAAAAAATTATTAAATCCTCAAACTAAACAAGCAGTTAGCTCCGTTACCAGTCGCTTTAAAAAAGACTATGTAAAACAACTCGAAAAAGCCTATCCCACAGTGAAAGGTTTTGAGAAAGCCCCGATTTCGGGATTAAGAGATTTATTAAATTGCTTAACATCATACTACGAGACGCCGCAGTAGCATTATACAGCTTAATACTGTACGCTATTACAGTGGCTATTTACGCTACATCTGTTGTAGTGTTATCAAAATTCATCGGCGTGCTTTACGCCCTAATAACAGTAACAGCAGCCACAGTAGCATTTATTGTTATCTTTAAAGAAACCCTATTTGAAAGTGTTACCGACGAAGGACAAAAAGAACATGACTAAACAAGAAGTAGCGCATACTATGGTAATCCTATTGAGCCTAGATCGAGTTATGATTAAGGACTTAATGAAACTAGACGAGAGTACGCTTAATAAAATGTACTCTGGTTACTTACAAAACGCTAAAAACTATAACCACATCGAAGATAAGGTTAGGGAACAAGAACGTGAAATCCGTCAACTTAAACACGCATTACAATCAGAACCTGCCACCCGTTGATATAAAGCTAGAGGTATGGCACAACGATGCCTGGACGGTGGCAACACGAAAAGTATGGGCTTCGTCCAGAAGTGGAAACATTGAATTCAGGGACAGTAAAGACGAAGTGTTCTTTATCCCAAGTAATAAAATTAAATGGAGATATCCTTAATGTTTTTTAAGAAAACTAGAACTAAACGACTAATCAAAAACCGCTACACTAAGTCACGTAGACGCCAAAGCACTAATAAACAGCTAGAAGTTTGGGATTCTTCGCTACTTGAATGGGTGTTCTTAGCAAGTATTCTAGACGAGTTCCCAGACCCTTATTTTGCTAAAGAATATTTTGAATTGAGGGCTAGTACAGTAATGGACACATTCGCAAATGTAGAACCAGAAGCGCCAGTGATACGTAACCAGTCAGAAAATATATCTGACGAGTGGCTAGAACGTGAACCTATTAGAGAACCTACTGCAGTGTGTGGATTTGAGAGCGATACACTTATACGTTTTCGTGCAAATAGTGGATATTCTTCTAGCACTGACACCTTTAGCACTGACACCTCTAGCAATGATACTGGATACTCTTCTAGCGATTCGTCCAGTGCTAGCTGTGGAGGTTTTGATTAATGTCCTTAGATATTTTCCAGCATTTAAAAGAAGAGTTTCAAAACAAGGACGGGACATTTACTCCCGCCTTTGTTGAAGAGTACATAGTAGAGAACGATATAGACTACAGATACGTAGCTAAAAAGTTCAATACTAGAATCACTAAATCAGAAGCACTTAGAGCGTGCCAACAGCAATTCGAAACAATTTCATTTCGCCCTAGTAGAGAGTACGAGAATGAGGTGAGTTTTAAAGACTTCCAGGCTCACTACGAATTTGGAAAGTACCCTAACACTAGAGGCTGGATTACTTACTTTGAGAAAGCCATTGGTGAAGTACTGACTAGGGAAAAACTTTATGAGTACATTAGAAAACTTAGCTAACGAGATAGAAAGTCGCAATCTTGCTATTAAAGAAATAGAGGCTATGTTAGAAGAAATTACCTTAACTAGGCAAAACATAGACCTTGCTAGGTACTCCGTAGAAATAATGAAGCGAGAAAGGCTAGAGTTAATAGCTAAAGCAGTTACGCTGCAAAATTTACACTTTTACCGAGAAATGAAAGAAGAAAACGACTTGCCAAAACGCTCTTAATTTCGTATAATATATACATAAATTAAGGAGAGCAAATGAATACGAATACATTTAGAGAAGTTAACTTTTTCCGTTGGTTATGTGAAGATGAGCAAGCAGACGACGTAAGCGAACTAGTAATGTTATGGAAAGAGGGAGCGTATGAACACCTTGTAACCGTGTGGGGAATGCCACGCTATTTAGCACCTAGAGAGGAGTAGTAAATGATTATAGTGAGTAATGCATTAGGTCACCAAGTACCTGTTGATTTTTGGAAGTTTCCCGCAGGTGAAGTAGGTGTTAGGGTTATACCTAAAAACCTACCAGACCAGCTAACAGTATCTGTAACTGAGGATTATAGCTCAGAAACTATTATGCAACTGCTAATGCTTAGCGATGCTTTAAGACGAGCTAATCATAACGTTACGCTGGTATTGTCAATACCATACTTGCCGTACTCTAGACAGGATAGATTATGCTCCGAAGGGGAATCTGGCGGGAAAGCGCTTATTATTAAGTTACTCAAAAACAGCTACAATAAAATAGTGACTTTCGATGTACATTCTGATACACACAGTGGTTACTACGACAACGTCCATCAAGATGTTGAAGAGTTAGTATCGCACCACAAAGCTACAGCGTTAGTATTCCCTGATAAAGGAGCTAAGGAAAAGTATTACAAGCTTCTACCTAATAAGTTAAAGTGCGAGCTTAAAATCTTATATGGCACTAAGGTTCGCAACGAGTTAGGAGAGATCACAGATTACAAAGTATCTGACGTTGATAAGCTTAGCAAAGATGATGTGGTACTGGTAGTAGACGACATTTGTGACGGTGGACGTACTTTCATTGAGTTAGCTAAAGTTCTACCAGAAGTTAAGAAAAAGATTCTTCATGTATCTCACGGTATCTTTTCAAAAGGCGTTGAAGTGTTAACAGAGCACTACGACGAAGTATTTGCAGAAAACAAGGTAAAATCGCATGTTTAAATTAAACCCTTTACTAATTACTGATGGTTATAAACTAGACCACAGAAGCCAGTACCCTGAAGATACAGAAGTTGTATATTCTAATGGTACTCCTCGCAGCGACAAAATTCTTCTTCAAACTTGGCCTAAGCACGACGGTAAATACGTTGCCGTAGGTATGGAAGCAACAGTTTTATACTTTATTAAAGAGTTGTTTGACGAAAATTTCTTTAATCAAGACCGAGACAATGTATGTCCTCAGTATAAAGAAGTTGTAGAAGATGCTCTAGGCCCAGGTGCTATTACCCTAGACCACGTATACGCGCTACATGACCTAGGCTACTTGCCTATTATTATCAAGGCATTGCCGGAAGGTACTGTTGCTAAAATTAAAGTGCCGTTCTTAACTATTAAGAACACATTGCCTGAGTTTTTCTGGGTTACTAACTACCTAGAGACTCTATTATCAGCGGTTACTTGGAAGCCTATTACTAATGCTACAATTGCACGTGAATTCCGTACTCTGGTAGACGAATATGCAGCTCGTACAGGTTGCTCTGATATTCCTACAGAGCTACAATGCCACGACTTCTCAATGCGTGGACTATCTTTTGTAGAAGATGCAGTATTTGGAGCAATGGGTCACATGGTGTACTTCAACGGCACAGATACATTGCCGGTGAAACAAGCGCTGAAATACTTCCATAATGCAGACCCAATGACAGGTGTTACAGTACCAGCTACAGAACACTCTGTAATGTGCATGGGTTCTAAAGATAAAGAAATAGATACGTTTGAGCGCTTGCTTAAACTATATCCTGCTGGTATTGTTAGTATCGTGTCAGACACTTGGGACTTCTGGAAAGTTCTTACTTCTTACACAGTTCTGCTTAAAGAACTTATCGAAAGCAGAAAAGACATTGTAGATGAAGACGGTAACGTACTAGTACCAGGACGTACAGTGTTCCGCCCTGATAGTGGAGACCCTGTTAAAATTCTTACAGGTTATATGCCTAGTGAGTACCGTGAATCTGGAGGTGTTTACTACTGCCGTAAAACTGGCAAAGAGCTAGCAGAGCACGAAATTAAAGGAGCAGTTGAAGTTCTGTATGATATCTTTGGTGGTGACGAAACAGAAGAAGGCTTCAAAATCCTTAATAGCTCAGTAGGTCTTATCTACGGTGATTCAATCACCTTGCACCGTTGTGAAGCTATTATGGCTCGACTAGCTGCTAAAGGATTTGCGTCATGTAACGTTGTATTCGGTATTGGTTCTTACACATACCAGTACAATACTAGAGACACTTTAGGGATTGCTTTCAAAGCTACAGCGGGTACTCGTGGCGGTGAGCATGTAGAACTGTTCAAAGACCCTAAAACTGATAATGGTACTAAGAAATCAGCTAAGGGCTACCTAAAAGTTATTGATGGTGAGCTGTACGACCAACAACCTAACGATGATGGTGGTGACTTAGAAGTTATCTTTAAGAATGGTAAAATGGTTCGCAAAACGTCGTGGAATGACGTGCGTATGAGGGCGATGCTATGATTGATTTTAAACTAGGCAACGCGGTTTCAGCGTTATTAGATGGAGAAGTTGAGTTTTTAATGCACTGCTGCAACTGTCGAAACACCTTTGGTTCTGGCATTGCTAAGGAAATCAGGGAAAGAATTCCTAGTGCATACGAAGCAGACACTAAACACTACAATGCTAACGATAAGATACTAGGAAGTATGTCTACAGACGGTAGAGTTTTAAACTTATACGGTCAAGACTACTTTGGTAGAAAATCTAGCTTAATGAACGATAACTTCGGTAGGCAGTTAAGTTACATGGCTCTAGTAGAGGCCATGTTAGAAGCTTCAAGGTACGCTCCAAAAGGCTCTACTATTGCTGTACCATATTTAATGGGTAGTGATAGAGCCGGTGGTAAGTGGGAAATAGTTCTTACTCTATTAGAGGAAATCTTTATTGACCACAAAGTTATAGTATATAAATTACATTAAGGAGGCTTCGGCCTCCTTTTTGTCGTTAAATCACTTGATAAACAGCTAATCTTAACGTATAATACTTGTATTGAATGATTGAGGAATAATAAATGAACAAAGAAAACCTTTTAAAACTAGCAAAATTTCTAGACGGCTTGCCAGAAGACTACGAGCACTTTGACATGAGTAAGTGGCTAGCTTCTGACACCAATGAACTGTGTCCCGATGAAATAGAAGATGTAGATATTAAAGCCTGTGGTTACGCCGCGTGTGCTATCGGTCATGCTCCTCAAGCTCTAGGACTAAGTATCGAAGAGACTAATATGATTCCTATGTGGGATATTTTCATAGAGAACTATTTTGGTATTGATTACCGGTCTCAAGAGTGGATGTTTGGCTACAAATGGAAAGATGTAGATAATACTCCAAAAGGAGCAGCGAAACGCATTAGATATTTCCTAGAAAACGGTGTACCTGACGAATACTATGAGTACGATGATCCTAAAAAAGAATTACTTAAAATTTATAAGGACTACTAATGACAATAGCAGAACTTCTAGTAATCCATACACCTTTAAGTGAAATGGCAGCGAAGGCTGCCGTGCTTAAAGAAAAAGAGATTACTATAAAGGGTAAATCCCATAACTTAATTTTCTCAGACCGTTCAGGAATAAAAATATCTTTTAACAGAGTAATTTCAGTACTAAACCCATTTGACATTTCAATACTGGAGAGCCGACATAATGAATAAACTAATTAAATTCCTAGAAGAAATGATAGAGGCTTCTGAGAAAGCAAAAATCCCTTTAAACATGAAGTTCTGGCACTGTGGTAGTGCTTGTTGCTTAATTGGCGATTTAGCGGTCTACAGAGACCCAGGCAGTGCGACCTTAAACACTGCTTGCATAGCAGCAGCAAACGAGCTAGAAAACTTATTTGAGGGTATATTTGGAGATTGCGGGGAGCATATAGCTGAGAGTATATATGGTTCTACGTTTATGGTTAGGCGTACAATGGCGTATGAATCCGATTTCTTCACATTTGAAGAAATGCAACATCCCCACTTAACCGAAGACCACAATAACAGAGCGATCGCTATCAACTTCATTAACCTTATTATCCTAAAATTAGGAAAACTATGATTAAAGTATTGCCCTTGACGTTTTACCTATACGATAAGAATCCTAGACTTAAAGAAACATTCGACCATGAATTGGAAACTTACCATATAGAGATTAAACCCGTATTTAACAGAACAGGGCTATACTACGATAGAAAAGACCGCATATGCTGGTTTGAGACAAACAGTAAAGCCTACTTATACGAACCAGAGAATTTCTTATACGAGTTTGAAGGTTACGAAGCCCTAGAGAAAGATATTAAAACGTACAGACTGCTTAAAAGCTTGTACGACTATAATCCAAAAGCTCTAACAAAAGACCAAATAACGCATGTTAAGCAATACGAGCAAGAACTAAGATACCGAGATTTGAATCGAAAAACATTGAGACGCATAGCTCAATTCAAAAATAAAATCGCTTGCAAAACAGCTAATTTTAACGTATAATACTTGTATTGAATAAATGAGGAATCGCAAATGAAAGTTTTGAATGCTGTAATTAAAGCTATGGAAGAAGTAGTCGATAATGATAAAGAGTTTAGTATGTGGGCTTTCTATGAACAGGAAGACCTACTTAGTAAGAGCACGACCATCCATAACTGTGAAACTGCTGCGTGCATCTGCGGCTATGCAGTACTAGACCTTGAAGTATCAGAGCTGGTTAAAAGTGCCGAACCTAGCGATGTATGGAATTACGTAGGATACGAAGTAGGATCAGATGTTGCAGATTCAATGTTTGGCAGTTGGTCAGATACTAGAAAATATGGTGCGGAAGAGAGCGGCGTTTTGGAATCTCTGTTAGAACACCCTCATTTAAACTCAGAATCTGATGCCGAGACAGCATTAGACTACCTTAAACAAGTAAGAGAATTATTAGCATGAAGAACTTTATTATCGAAGACACCGAAGAAAACCTAAAAGCACTTGAAACTATTTTTCCTAGACTCTATTACTTGATGATAGGTAAAGTGGACGAGGATGAAGTACTGATAGCTAGCGTGAAAGATGGGGGGCTAGTAGAATTAGAGTACTGGGAGCCCGGCACTGACTTTGCACTTTCAAAAGACGCTGAACCTGCTACATTAAAAGAACTATTGGGGAGGACTAATGCGCTTAACTAGAAAACAAGTAGTCGATGCAATCGAAGCAGTTATGGCACAGGGATGCCTGAGCGTTAATGAGCAGGAGAGATGTTACTACGAAAGCCCAGACGACCCAAATATCAACTGTGTAGTTGGTAAGCTTCTTACTCCAGAGCAGAGAAAGCTAGCAGATAATACTCCTAGTGATACAGCGGTAGAATCAGTACAGGAAGTACACGGTTTCTTTGACGAAGAAGACGTACTAATGTTAATGGCACTCCAGTCAGCGCACGACTTAGCTGTCGACCTTGACTATTTTGAAAAAGAAGCGAAGAACGTTGTAAGGAGATATTTTGGTGAAAGCACTAACTAAAGAAAGCGTTACTAAAGCGGTACAGGAAGTAATAGACCAAGGTCTCATTCTCAAAGATGCTTACATATCTAGTGACGGTAAATATCGCGATGTTATAGGTTATCTTCTAGAAGATAAAGAGCTACATGCCATTTTAAGTAACAAGGCTAATGGGCTTCGAATAGGGGTAATCGCGAAGAACCTAACGGGTACTGAGGCAGAAGGGATTCTATCAGCATTGCAATTTATTAATGACACCTCTATGAGTATGAGTGAATTTAAAGCTCGCTGCACACGAATTATTGAGGAATCTTATCCATGAAACCAGTAACTAAAGAAAATTTGTTAGAAGCTATTCAGAAAGTAGAAAAGCAGGGCAAGCTAACTCATTATGAGTATGAAGATGCTACAGGCTGCCGATGCGTTATTGGTCATTTAATGACTGAGGAAGAGTTAGTTAAGATAAAGGAAACTGGGTTCAATGACGCCTCTATTGGAGCATTACTCCTAGAGTCCGACTTTATCAATGTGTCTAAAAAAGATTCGCTTATCTTAGCAAAGCTGCAAAATCTAAATGACAACTTAAACCTTCCTTTGGAAGACTTTGTAGAACTAGCTAGAAACCGTGTGGAGGCTTGTTATGAAACCAGTAACTAAAGAAAATTTGTTAGAAGCTATTCAGAAAGTAGAAGACCAAAACAGGCTTATAAAACGAGCATACATAGGCAGCGGAGGCTGCCGCTGTGTTATTGGTCATTTGATGGATGATTACGAAATAGAGTATATTGTAAATACAAACCTACAAAATAGAACAGTAGACGCTCTAAGTTTAGATTTAACAACTAGAGAGTTAATAACTCTATCCGATTTGCAGGTACTAAATGACCATAGTCAGTCTGTGGAAGAATTTATGCAAAAAGCTAAAAGCTACGTGGAAAGACACTATGAACTTACAGAAAGCGCTTGAAAAAGTTAAAGAGCAAGGTCGCCTGGTAAAAGGTAAATACGTTGATTCAGACGGATACCGTTGCATCATAGGTCATATGCTTACCGAAGAGCAGCTTCAAAAAATAATAAAAATTAACCGAAACGATTCCAAAATTAATGTTATAAGCTACTTACTGGACTTTAAAATAACTGCATTAATGGTAACAGCCCAACGAATTAACGACCATGCTGAATCTATTGAAGACCTAGAAATAGTACTTAGAGAGGAATTATGTATTTAAGAGCATTATTAGTAGGCATCTGTATAGCCGTAAAAGGGAACAGAACAAACTTCAGTTCAGTTGTTGTTAAACAAGCCGTCATTAATCTAGGCGGGGCTCAATACGTGGAACATCAGGAAAACGTATGGTGGATTAAAGACTACTACAATATTCCGTGGTGGAAAACTATTATCCGTAGAGCTAAGCTACTGAATAGAGTGGGCGGACTAAAGCCTTTGAGAGAAGAAGTTGAAAGACTAATCGAGCTTGAAGAAAATAGCAATGTGCGATACACTCCACCATATCATTTGAGAAGCAACGATTACTTGTGCCGTCAAATAGCTGAGTATATATCCCCTCCAAGTATAGTAACTCCAAGTAGAGTAACTGATGTAAGTAACCTCGGCCAAATCCTCCATGAAATGGGGTGTCCTGGCATAGACCCTACCCAAGATTATTGGGTCAAAGCTGGCAGTCCAAATACAGAAGCAGGTAGAAAGGCTAGGAAAGAGATTATACAGTTTATTCTAAAACATTGGTATAGTCTTAGAATGATGCTTATAGCGAGGGCTAATACAAATGTTTAACGCATTAAGATATGGTATTTGTACTGAGTTCTTTGGAGTTAGCTGCCCTCTAGTCAGACAAGCTGTTGTAAACCTAGGAGCTGGCGACTACGTCGCCTACACCAGTGCTACTTGGTGGATTAAAGGTTACAAAGATATGTCTAAGCTAGAAGTAATGTACACTCGATGGAAGATACTAAGAAAAGTCGGAGGGTTAAAAGCTATTGAAGCAGAGATAAAAAAGATTAATAGAATTAGGATGTTAAATGCCGCTTGCAGAATCATACAAAGTTAAATTAAGGCAGTTCTGTAATAAGTACAAGAACCCTACAGAACAGCTTCTCTGGGAGACTAGAGATAATTTTAGAGACGACAAACAGTACGCCACTGTTAAAGAATGTTACGAAGCGTTCCTAGAACGCACAAATCCAGAAGATTTGAAAGACCCTAAGAGCTCTCCTAGTTATACTAGTTGGTCTTATATAGGGTATTGTAAAGAAGAGTTCGATGAATTCATATGAAGTAAAAATCAAGCAGTTCACTAACAAGTTCTCTAATAGAACTAGAGAGCAGCTTATAAATAACCTAAACACAGTTAGGAAGCAATTCAAAGCAGACGAAGGCAAAGTAAAAGAAAAATACCAGTTGTTCTTATCTAGAGTCGCACCATTAAATCTTCCATCCCCTCCAAGCTTCACCAGTTGGAAATATGTAGTTTACTACAAATTCAACTTCGAAGACCTGGACTACCTGAAGCACATTGGTGAGTAAAAACAAAATACTTTACATGGAGAATTTTTTCTGCTAAAATATATACATCTTCTAGAGAGTTATATGACTCTCTAATGATGTGAGCTTTGCTCTTCGAAGAATGAGCAAGTGCGAAAGTCCAGCTCGACGCCTAGGAGGTAAGCTGGTTAGGACTTTCGGTTACTTGGTTTTATCCGCCGAAGAGCAAAAGCGAAGTCCACGACTAAAGTTTATTGCCATAATTGTATCTATCGAAAAATCGTCCGTTTAAAAATTTAAGTGTAAAATAACTAGGAGGGATAGTTATTCTCTACTATATTTATAGCTATATCAGAGGACTCGTTTCGCTCCGTCCCACTTTATCCCCAATCTTCCCCGACCCTTCCCAACATACGGCCCTGGACTCGCCCCGCCCGCTGTCTTTCCAACTCTAGCCTAAATCCTATCCTAGACTCGTTATAGATTTCCCCTAGACTTATCCCAGACCTCTTACCATATCCTCGCCCACTATATGCCTTCGGCATTATTCCGGCGAGAGCCTTAGCAACCCTATCCCCTCGCCCACAGTTCCCCTAGGTTTCATACACTTATACCCCTAACCCTAGCACGGTTTTTAACACTTCTACCCCGAACCTCAGATACTCTTCCCCTAGGTTAATTATACTTACACCCCTAACCCGGCCGTTTACGGCCAAGATTGGGTTTGTGGCCTCGCAAGCAATTTTTTAGCTTTTTCGGAGGCGCAGGTCGTAAACGACCGTTAGGCGCGGCTAAAATTCCCCGACTCCGCCCCAATTCCCACCCCAGCTTACCTCGTTTCTTACTAAAAATCACTTGCAAACGGACTCAATTCCGCGTATAATACATGTTATAGATGGGAAAGGGCTCGCCGCGGAGCGGCGCGAGCAGGGACTAAGAAAGTCCCAACTTTTTGCGAGTGCGTTTATACATGAGAATCGAGCTGAGCGGCACTAGCAAAGCCAGCCAATAGTGCCCCGATACCACCCCTAGGATAATACTAACTGAATCCGCCCAATTGAATACTCTACCCTGATACACCTCTAGGTCATACATTACTACAGTCGCTCTGTCGCCTGCGAAGTAGGCTAGATACCCTAGGAGAGTTAATACAGTCCAAATTCCAACAATAACATCCATTAGGCACGGTCTCCTAGTTTTACAAGAGCAGACGCTAATTCTTCTATCGCATTAGCACTCGCCCCAGAGAGACCCGCTAGTTTACCAGACTTGACTCCTAGCATTGCCTCGACCGCAGAAATGTACTGAGTTTTATTAATGCGCCCTGTGGAAGCTTGCACCTTAACAGGCTTAACATACTCTCCTAGAGCCACCAGCTTAGAGATAGCAGAGCGTTCTGATACTCCAAGCGCCTTCGCCGCTTGCGCAGCGTCGTAGCCGTTAGTTTTGTAAGTCTTAACTAGTTGAGCTGATTTTTGTTCGTTCCACATATTCGTTCTTCCTCATTTATTCAATACAAGTATTATACGTTAAAAAACGTCTCGAATCAAGTGTTTTGTTAAATCATTTGCCCTCCTAGTCTATTTTTGGTATACTAGAGCCTATGAATATACTAAATTTAGAAAAAGGTATCTCACTATACGAGATAAGCAACGAATTTTATTTTGACTTGGAGGACATTGCAGGAAGACTAGGCTTGTCACAACCCAAAAGAACTATAGGTGACTTTATAACCCGTAGGCACGTTAATACAGAAAAATGGGAGAATCTCCCATCCGGTCGTAAATTATGTACTGAGTCCGATCTTTATAGGTTTTTAATGTACACTAACGCACCAAAAGCAATAGAATGGCAGGATTATATTTGCGACGTCGTCCTACCTCTAGTTCGAAAGACCGGAGTAAAAGCAATAAAAGAGCTTCACGCTATGCAGACTCTAGCAAAAAACAGACTATCACCAGATTTGTACTCTGAAATTGAGGCGCTGGTGGGCGAAGATACAGAGCAGTTTTTAATCGACAACCACGCCTACCGGGTCCTCGGCTACTTACCACCCTCCGAGGTGAAACCGGCCGAATGGTCTCTGGCAAAGTTCTGGGAGTTTGTAGAAGAGCAGGGCATAGATAACTTTGATACTCTGTACTGCCCCAAGTATCATAATTCTTACACTCAGGATGGTAAGTGGTATGCTTTTAAGGACGTGAAATTCCCCGTAGAGGAAGAAGTTATAGACTATAATATTGTGGATTTAAGTATAGAAATCGTATAAAATCAGTTGCTTTTGTACTCTTATTGTTATATAATATGCGTATAAGTTGAATTAACAGGAATAAGCATGACTAAGACAGATATAGCCAATCAGATTTGTACTCACTTAAATATTGTTGCCCCTAGCCTCAGTGCTGCTAAGAAAGACGAACTCCTGCTCTTGGCGGAAGCTGTCGGTCTAGTACTCGGTCAGAATCGTACTCAGGCGCAGGGCACTTCGCGCCCGTCTACTTCCACCAGCACAGCACGCCCGTCAGAAGCTGTAGTGTCTGCTGAAGATTGGGACAAGCCGCCATGGTAGTCGGATTAGTACTCAGGGTAGCTCACACGTAGGGGCAGCGGTCGGTTTAGTACTAGTCGATTTTGCACTCAGGCGCAGGTCGCTGCGCTCCCGGCTAGGGGTAAACCCCCGATTTTTCGGTAAATTTATTTTTCGACAAATAAGGTTACTTTGCGAATGCGAATCATTTGCATTTGCGTTTAGAAAGTTAAATACGAATCATTTGCATGTACTGGTCGGACTTGTTTTCTGTGTCAGAGTGTGGTAAAATCGGCGCGGTTGAATGCGAATCATTATCATTTGCGTTCGTATTCAGTTTGGCTTGGCGGTACTGGTCTGACCAGTTGAAAAAGTTGTTGACTGCTATAGACGCAAGTAGTACAATAATGTTATAGGTGGGAAAGGGCTTGCCGGAGCGGCGCGGTTATGCAAAAAAGTGCATAAATATGCACTTTTTATTCAGTTTGATTTACAGGTAAGGTCGCATCCTTTCCACGTCGTCTTTTGTCCAAGTAAACGTATGTTTGTTGGCGGCTGAATTAGCTAAGGCGACGTTTTCAAGAGTTACACCCTGCGCTAGTATTTCTTTGGTCAGAGTTTCACCATCCTCTATGCCTGTTAATTCCTCTAGCATAGTTATTTTTGCTTTCATGCTTAGCTGCGCCACGCTGTCAAGCTTTTTTACAATTTTCATAGCTTTTTTAAATTTCATCTTCATTTTCTCCAGTTATAAACACCAAGGAACTAGTTGATCAAGGTGATCAACCAATTCCTGTTTCTGCTCGTCCTCCATTAGAGGGCTTCGGTCAATCAGGTCTACCAGTACCTTGTGTCTGTTTACCAAAGCATCGATATCGCGGTCTAGCTTATTGATAGCTTTTAAAATTTCTAAAGTCTCTGCTGACTTTTCCAGTTCTTTGCTCATGTTACCCCTTTATTAGTGTATTGCTGTGTTAAGTATATAACAGGCACACAAAAAAGCAAGCTAAAAAGCTCGCTTTTTTGAAATTATTTTTACTAGGTACAGTATGCGAAAAGTTCACATAGTAAGCTGGTGGTATCTATGTCGCTCTGCTCTGTTTCATCGCTTTCAGAAACAAGGCTCAAGTGTAGCTCTAAAATGGGTTGTAATTCATCAACCGCAAAATCCTCTTCTGCGCTACCTTCTGCATCGAACAACGCTTGCAGTATCTCCACACTTTGTTGTGTGCCGTAGTTACGTTTAAATAAGTCAGCTAACTTTTTAACCGCCCTTAGTTTGTCTTCTAGGTTCATTATTTAAGCCCTGTTTTCTTTCTCAGCCAGTTGTAAAACTTACGCCGTCTTATTCTGGTAGTGAGAAAATTAATGGTTGATTTTTTAGCATTAATCTGCTCTAGCAAATCGCTGGATAGAAATTCATACGCTAAAAAGCTACTTCGCGCTATCTCGTTAGCCTGATTTTCTAGCGCTTGCAATTCTCTGCGAATTGTGCTTACTGTCCTAAGAGGCGTTGGCGAACGCCCCTTTCCAATGCCGGTGTTCGCCATAACTGCCCCCTATAGACGGTCTAAAAACTTTACAACTTTGCGCAACTCTGCGCCCGTCAATTGCTCAATTTGACGTTTGATATTGTCTACGTCTGCCTGCATATGCTCAAATGCCCACTGCTTAAGCTCTGCGCTGCAATCGTCTTCCATGCAGTTAACTTCGATAACTGAACAAGCCTCACATAACAAGTCTGTTACCCTGTCAAGCTTATTTCTCAAAGAAGCGGCTTGTACTTCGTGGTCTGTCAATGGGTCGCGGCACGGCATCAGTTCACCTCCTTTTCAGTGCGCACATTGCCACGCAAGCTACGAACCACGTCAAGAAGTGAACCTTCTTCCTCGTCTTCATCAGGCTCGGCTTCTAGGTTTTTCTGTAGCGCTCCCATGTTTTCATCGCTCAATATACGACTGGCTAAATGCATCAGAGGATCATCCGCTTGTGCAATTTCCTCTAGGTTTGCAACGATTGGAGTAGTAGGTGTATTCGTTGCCACTACAATCGTGTCAACACAAAAGGTTTTTAAATCCGCGTCAGGGATTTCGTTTTTGCTTGCTTCGATCATCATAGCTGAAACAACATTTTCACAACTTAAGTCTTTACCAGAATCCAAGACTGATGCAATAGCCGTAGCTAGGATGTGTGTTGCTGCGAATTGTTTAAACATTTTAAATTACTCCCGTAGAGTTTAAAACTAGCCCTAGTATACTAAATGTGTTTAGAGCTGTTAAATTATGTTGCTTAGTGCTAACCGCTTGCACCGTAAGCAACGTTAGACCTAGTATACCGAAAATCGGCAACAAGGTAAAGCTAAAAATTACCATTAGGCCAGCACCACACCAGCCAAATTTTTTATCCATTATCATACCCTTAAAAAGTGCCCCGCCCAGATAGACGGGGCAAAATGGCGGTTATCGCCTACGGGGTTAAATTGGTTTCTCAGTGTTGCCAAACATTAGCAACACGCCTATAGTAGCCACTGGTATAGATGCCAGCGGCTCTCTTGAAAAAAGTGTAGCTAGAGCCATAGCTAAAAATAACAATCCGATAATGTGAGCCGCGTTCATAGTTTTACCCTCGTTGGTACTTTGCCATCGGGCAAAGTTACCCAAATTGTAAGAAATGGTACAACGTTAATACACAAGCGTTGGTTATACTCTGACCAATGCCAGCCAATCCAAGCCCCGCCGCGATTAAACAAAATTCCGATTTTCATTTTAGCCCCTGTCTCTAGTTGATGTAATCATTATACAGGTCTGGATTATAAAGTCCAGACCTTTTTAATATTATTTTGTAATTTCTAGTCTATCTAATCTACTAGCAGGATAATTTTTTAAAGCCTGTAGAAGTTCTCTAATTTCCATAAGCTTATAGTATTGATTGTTAATGTTTTCTTGCGTATCGTTTAGCAACATAGTGGCATACATTCTGCTATTGGTGGCGAACGCTGCAACTGTTAAAGTTTCAAGGCGAAGGTTGTAAACTTCCTCGTTACTAACAATGATATTTTTTACACTGACAAGCTCTTTAGTACCAAAAATTTCTTCGGTACGTGAAAAGCGTAAAGCTAGTAGGTTAGACTTAGTTACTAGTTGGATTAGTTCAACTTTTACAGAAATAGATGCATTAACATCGAAATTGAAAGCTTTCATATTTTATACCCCGTTTTGGTTGCTGCTTTATTGCCTCAACCTTAAATACATTATAGTAGCGCTGTAAAAATTGTAAAGCACTTTCCCACCTTTTTATAATAACTTTTTGCTCTAGAAGACTCGGTTTTTATAACCTGGACACCCTCGGTAATTCAACTCACCCTAAGCCCTAGTATTACTCTCACCTAAAAGCCTCTTAGAATGGCTTACAGGAGCTTTAAACGGTATGTTTTAGTTACCCACAACTTAAAACTACTGTATATCTATACAGGTATATTTATCCACAATTTTCTGTGGATAAGTCCACCAGCGTCTGCTGAGCGCTTGTATATTTATACAGTATTGTGGATAACTTCACTTACTCACACGTACCTGTTGATAACTTCCCTAGCAACTTTCATGCCATTTTTCGGCGCGGTCAAATGCGAATCATTATCATTTGCGTTCGCATTTATCTAGCAAGTTTCATGCCAGTAGCGAATTTGGCTAAAAAGTAGTGAAATTGACCAATAAAAGTTGGCACGTCGTTTGCAATAGAAAAAAGCGTGCCACCGGCTTGTCGAGCATTATTTTTCCCTTTAAAACCAACAACTTACACAATGGCAATCTGATAAGACTTCTAGGGTATAGCAATGCACTTGCTTGGCTTGCATCCTGCTCTCAGCACAGGGCGACTTAGACCGCTTATACGCGATTTGCGACTTTGGCACGATTTTTGAGTTGGCACAGTAATTGCTAGAATGCCACAATTCACTATATAACAAAATCGCCTAAATAAATTCGCTTTTATAATAAATTAGTCCTAGACAATGCTACACGTAAATGCAATAATAAGCCATAGCTGGGAAAGCGACCGAAAATCGGCGCGGTGAAATGAGAATGATTCTCATTTAGATTTGGACGGCTGGCCTGGATGAGAATGATTCTCATTTAGATTTGCTGATAGGGTGGCACAGAATAGAGCAAATGAAAAGTATATAATTTCATACATACGTATAAAAACTAATGTAGACAAAAGTTTATTGCTATATATAATGGGTAACAGTTGAGAGGCACAACGCCACAACGTATATTTTATATATAGCTTAAACGGGAGTTAACCAGATGTTAACAATTCAAAATACCAGAGCGGCAGCGCTACAAATGACTGATGCGATCCTTTTGGATCAAAACATTATACCTATTTTTGATCTTGACGGTGTGGTAATTGATGCAACACACCGTCAAGCGATACACCCAGACGGATCGCTTAACCTTGAAATGTACCGCAAACTATCGACAGCGGCAAACATTGCAAAGGATCAGGTCATGCCACTGGCAGAAGTGCCGCAGTTTTTGACAGACGCAGGTAGATCATTTTTTGTTTGCACTGCTCGCGTTATGTGTAAAAACTCTGAAAAATGGTTGCGCAAGAACGGGATCAGACCGACAGCAACATTTTCTAGAGAGGGCGAAAATGATCGCCGTCGAGATTTTGAATTAAAAGAGTACCATTTAACACGCGCATTTTCATCGGCTGAATTGTCTCGATCATTTTTGGTCGATGATAACCTAGCAAACTGCCAAATGGCACAGCGCTTGAACATGAAAGCAATTCACGTTCCTTTTCACGGTCATTAATTTGACCAATTCGTAACGGAGGCTTCATAGCCTCATAATAAACCTTAATAGGGAAACCGTTGTATTATGAAAGCTTTAGCACAAAAACAATTTGATTTACTTTGCACCGAATGTGCAGAAAATAACCTTTTAGGCAAGCGTAAGAGAGATTCACGACTAGAAGTTGTAGAGGACGCGATAAGCGTTTTAGGGTTCAACGGTGACGCAGCGATTTTAATGCCGTTTATTGTTGAGGAGCTAGAACGCCGTAGGGAGGCTGAGAAAGCGAAAAAGCCAAGCGCAGCGACTAAACCAGCGGCAGATACACAAGTTGGTTATACGCAATCACAGCGCGATTTATTGCCAGTGCTAGACGGTGACGTATTTGTGATCACAAGCGCACAAAATAACACCATTACAACAGGCTTTGAGGATCAGCTTCTTGCCTTAGTTGACGATATGAAATCCGTTGATCTGGATGCGCGTTTAATGGTAATGCCCGTTTACTATAACAAAAACGCCTTTAGTCCAGCGGTAGAAAGGGAGGAGGAAGTTTTCAATCCTAAGATCCTACCATATTTACAGCTTGAGGATTGTTGGCTATTTGAGAAAAACGCATGTTTGATCTCTAGTACGGCGGCAGTGTTACCCACTAACAAAATACCAGTCAACGCAGCGGCAAAGCTTAACAGTGGTGAATTGATCACGGTTGTAGCAAGCCCGAAGCAACAATATAAAACCTTACCGCGACTCAATGATCAATCAGTCACAAAAGCGGTCACTACTGGCAGTTGTACCGCGTACAACTACACCAGAAGCCGAGCAGGATCAGAAGCGGAAAAAGACCATAAGCAGGCAGCCATGATCGTTTACAGGTGTGACGGTGGATATAATGTAACCAATGTTTTTCAAGGTGACGACGGATCATTAAATGTGGTATTGCCTGAACTCGAATACTACTACGGCAAGCAGCCAGAAGCCGCCAAGCTTGGTGATCTACATTGCGAAGTTTACGATCATGCATACTGGCAAAAGACGGTTGATTTTCTTGATAAGATTAAGCCTAGCGTGATCGCGGTTGACGATATTTTGCACTTTAGCACCAGATCGCACCATAACCGCAACAGTGGCAAACACTTGTACGCAAATCGACATGAGAGCGTAGAAAACGACCTTAAACAGGTAATCGTACAGTTAACCGAGTTAGCGGATCTTATAGATACTGTTTACATTACCGAGAGCAATCACAATTCAGCCCTAGATAATTGGCTGGATGATAGCAGCGTTAACCCTAAGCAGGACAGCCACAACAGCAAATTATACTATCTGTTAAATTGGTTAGTGTGCGATACCTTAGACCAAGGCGAACATGAGAAAAATGCGTTACAGATCGCCCTAGAAAATGCTGATTTAACCACGTTGCCAGAGTTGCCAAGTAATGTGCATTTTGGTCGAATGGATAAGCCCTTTAAACCGCTTAAATTCGATTATTCGCAGCATGGGCATAAAGGGGCAAACGGCAGCGCAGGAAACCCAAATCAGTTCAAGGACTGGAATTTAAACCTAATTACAGGACATACCCACAGCCCTTGTATAATTGGCTCAGTGTTCACAACAGGTGTTACCGCTCGATTGAACCAAGGCTATAACCGTGGGGGCGCGTCATCGTGGGATCACGGTCACATGATGGAATATGCAAACGGACAAGTACAATTAATCACTTTGAACCCACAAAAAGTTATTGCATAGTTAACCTAAATCTGTTTTAATGCTCATGCGGTCGGGGCAAAATACGACCGCAAACACAAACACTTTTAAATTTTTGGAGATTAATATCATGGCTAAAGTTTGGACAGAAGAAAACACAGCAAAGTTAAGCACAGCGTACGCGGCAGCTATCGAAGCGAACCAAGGCAAGGCGCTTGAACCTAAGCAACTGAAAAGCATTGCACAGCAATTTGACGTTACTGATAACAGCGTCCGTCAGAAGCTTGTTAACATGGGTGAATACGTATCACCGGATGCTAAAGCTAAGGTAGGCAACCCAAGCGCGACACGTAAGATCGAAGTTGTAAACAAGATCGCAGAAACCACAGGCTTGTCATTGGACAGCTTGGAGAAAGCGAACAAAGGTGAGCTTGAAGCGTTAGCGGCATTTGTTGAGCAGCAAGCGGCAATCATCGATGATCTAGAAAGCGGATCGGACGACGAAGCCGAGTAATAAGATCGGGATCACATGCTAAGGTATGTGATCCCATACCCATAGGGGGCGGTAATGAGACTTATTCTCATTTAGATAGGGGGGTACTCCCAGACGTGTGTAACACTTAGAAAATTAGGATATTACTGGAAACAGTATACAGCGCGTGTAACACTTAGAAAAATGACTAAATTATTGAAGTACTAAATAGGGCGGTTTCCAGACACGTCTTCAATGGCTTGGTACAGGCCATACCCGTACGTGTAACACTGGGCAAATTGCATTACTCGACCGTGGGTAAAAATAATACAATTGAAAATTTGCATAGCTTACCGTATAATACTAAATATTAGGAGGAAACCATGGCAACTAACAACAGTACAATAAACGCAGAAATAGTAGGAGCTACAGTAGAAGTATCTATAAATGTTAGGGTAAATTCTGGGGGGTCTGGGATAAAACTTAAAGAAGACGGGTACGGATATGTAATGAGGTCTACTAACAATGGGTCTTTCTCTAAAGTTTCTGGAAACTACAGCTTACCAACGGACGGGGGAGAGGGATTTTTTATACAGCGTGACATAGTCTATACAGATTCTAATGTAACTAATCAAAATACCTATAAATATTACTTTGAGATGGAAATCAACGAAGAGGCCGGAACTCCTCCTGGTACGGAACCACTATAATGGCTATATATACAACTGGAACGGTATCCGTCTACTTCGTGGCGGATAACCCTGCTAAAAAAATAACAAACTTATCAAACTCTACCAGTCCTATCTATAAATATGCTAACTTGCAATGGACTGAGCCTAGTAGTCCAGGGATGTACCATTTATATTGGCTAGTAGGCGGAAACTGGCAATCGGCTAACACCTCTACTAGTTCCAATTCATTAAAGGTAATACCACCAGCTAATGCTACACAAGCTCAGCTAAGAACAGATAATTTATATCCTAGTAACACCATAAACATCATATTTCACGTGAAGCCTGAGACTAGGGTACTAACCGCTACTAGTAGGTATGACGGAGTATTACTAGATTGGAACCCTAACACAGATATTGGGGAAAGGGTAGAAGTCGTAAGAAACGGTACTACGGTATTTACTGGCACAGGCAGTAGCTATATACATGAGGAAGGGGGTAGTTTTAAAGTCCGCATGGTGAAGGGCACAGGCAGCGACGTAGTTTATGGGGCTTTCTCAAACACAGTATCTGCGTCCCTACTTTCACCTCCACCTCCTAGACCTGAGCCAGAGGCTCCGTGCGACTTCTTTCTTGGTGTAAACCGGGCCGGAGATGAGATACTTCATATATGTAATCCTAGCGTAGTCCCGGCGGCTCCGCCCGCCGTGGAGTCGGGCAAGACTGCGACAGACTGGTTTCAGGATTGGGTAGGTATTAATGTAGACTACGGAGATGATACTTACATGCATAGTATGTTTGACTATGTTAAATGTTTGACGTACATTAGAATAACTGAGTATACCGATGATGTCTTTAGAAAATTTTATTTCTCAGATGCCTTAAATCCTGTAACTGGCTCCTCTGTCTCTTATACTCCTAGTAATAACAGGTTTACCTTGGTAGTTACTGTAGATAAGCTAGGTAACCGAAGAGGAGCTGCTCCTGTAATAAGAAGGTCTATAGATTTTGATAATAACTCCTTAGCACAAGCAGAATACTCTATAGGTGGGTTTGGTTACGGTAACTCTGGAGCTTTCTACGAAAATGGTGACGCCTATATAAGAACCGGTCAGAATATAGAAAGCATTGAGATATACGAGTTTAACATACGTGCTTCCGGACGTGACTTAGTATATGAGACTGCTAAAACGGGGGCTTCTGGTATTAAACTAGACCCTGACGACTTCACAGTAGACGGGGCGGATTTCTCAGGCATGTTCCTAGCGTACACTGGGAAAGGTTACGAAGGTGACTATATAAACAGCATGAACTTAAACGACCCTATTATACCAGTTCAGGGCCTAGTTGACCCCTTAGGGGTGTACTCCGGCCCTGACGGCAGTGATACTGTCCAGGTGTTAGGGGGCTCTGGAGGATCTGGGTGGGACATAGAAATGACTAAAGGACTCATTAAGCGTGGTGGAAACACATGGTTTAATGCAGGCCGTGGTAGAACTAGGCTGCGCTATGTAGGTTCTAGTACAGACCACAGTACTCCGGTATATAGTTTTAATATACCTCCCCACGAAACTAACAGCTCAGGAGAGGGTGTGATTACAGGCTCTGGGATCTTAACCGACCTAACTATTATATTAGACGACCCCGCAGTAAGAAATTCCGCTTGTTTAGGATACTCTATAACTCCCGTAGCATGGGACTACTCTAGCGAGCAGGAAGCCTGGGTTGATACATTTTCATCAGATAAAGGTATTATAGGGTTTTCTTCTTTTAATAATAGAGTACCTTTTTATACTATGAGAGAGAGCTACAGATACGACTACGAGCAGTTGCCTAGTGGTGACCCTTACTGGAATACCTGGTACACTATTCAATGTAGTTTTTACTTTAAAAGAATTAACGAGTCACTTATATCTATAGAATATGACTTTTGGTATTTCTCCTTTAACGGGAGCGCAGGACTAGAGAACACAATTACAATACCTGGTTTCTCTTACTCCTTTATAGGATTAAATTAACATGAGCAGTACAGAATTAATAGACCCAGAAAAGTTAAGTCCGGAAGGGTTAAAAGTAGCCGAGGCATATATAATGTCTGGAGGCGATATAGAGAAGACTAGCAAAGAGTTAGGACTTCCAGTAGCGGACTTACAATCAGAACTAAACAAGCGTGAGATCAAGGAATATGTAGATAGAATTTATCACGAAGCAGGATTCCGAAATCGCTTTAAGATGGCTAGAGTCATGGATGAACTTATTGCTAAGAAACTAGAGGAAATGGACGATACCGATATGGGCTCTAGTAAAGATATTCTAGACCTATTACAAGCACAGCACGCTATGAAAATGAAAGAGCTAGAATTTGAAGCTAAGGTTAAGAAAGAGCTTCTAGAACTTGAACGTAAGAAAGAGGAAGTTCAAATTAAGAACCAGACTAATAATCAATATAACAACTATGTTATTGAAGAGTCCTCGTACGACAAATTAATTAGTAAGCTAGGGAGTAGTTAATGGAAGTATCTAGAGCTAGTATTAACTTCGAAGAACTACAAGACTTTCCTCTAGAGAAACGATTTCTAAAGCTTCCGGTTGATAAGTTCTTCGAAATGGAGGGGGTTGAGCTGATACCTCCTCAGATAGCACTTATTAATGCTATCAACGACCCTGCCCATCGTTTCGTGGTAGGGTGTCTTTCAAGACGTACAGGTAAAACTTTTAGTGCTAACCACATTGCATTTCTAAAAGCTTTAGAACCAGGTACTCAAATACTTATTATATCGCCTAACTACTCACTGTCTAATATCTCATGGACAGAGCAGCAGAAGCTTATTAAGAAGCACGATATAGAAGTAGAAAAGATGAATGCTAAGGATAAGGAAATAGTATTAGAGAATGGCTCTTTGATTAAGTTGGGTTCTGTATCCCAAGCTAACTCTTGTGTAGGTCGTTCTTATGACTTAATACTATTTGACGAAGCCGCACTAGACCCTAAAGGCGTTGATGCTTTCAACATCCAGCTACGTCCTACTCTAGACAAAGATAATTCTAAAGCTATATTTATTTCAACACCTCGTGGTACTAACTACTTCCATGATTTCTACATGCGTGGTTACGATGACAAGTACCCTTTCTGGGCATCTATACATTCTACATGGAGAGATAATCCTAGAACGTCTGAGGCCGACATTGCAGAGGCTAAGCTTTCAATGTCTAATGCGGAGTTTAGACAAGAATATGAAGCGGACTTTACAACGTTTGAAGGTCAGATATACGAAGGGTTCGATGCCGATAAGTATGTTCAGGACTTGTCTGGGCGTGACTTTAAAAATTGCGATGCTCTTATGGGTATTGACGCTGGTTATAAAGACCCTACTGCGGTTGTTAAGCTCTACTATTCTTTCGATGAGAAGGTATTTTATCTTGTTGATGAGTACTTGGAAGCACAAAGAAATACAGACCAACACGCAGAACACATACGAAAAATGATGGGTGATGATACGGACTTTGTATTCTGTGACTCTGCCGCTGCGCAGTTTAGGCAGGATTTAGCAGAGTTACATGATATCCCGTCCAACCCTAGCATAAAATCGGTACTGGATGGTATAGCGTACGTTCAAAGCTTAGTAGACAACGGAAAGTTAATAGTAGATAAGTCTTGTATACATACTCTAGATATGCTTGCTAACTATAGGTGGGATCCTCGTCCTGAGCTACTAAAGCCTAAACCTGTCCATGATGCATTTTCGCACATAGCTGACGCGTTGAGATATGCTTTATATAGCTTTACTGTATAGACAGAAGTAGGACTAAATTAAATACTTTACAAATTTATAAAAGTGTTTATAATAGCTTATATTGATTAGGAGGAAAAAATTTATGGCAGCAAATACCAAAAAGCGGGTTGCCGTAAAACATATTAGAGACGGTATAAAGTCCAACTATAAAAAGGACTGTAAGTGTGCAATATGTAGTACGGAAGAAAAACTGGAATTACACCACTATACCACGGTTTCTACCCTCTTCAAGAATTACGTAGAGGAGCATAATATTCCAGTAGATACAGATGAAGAGGTCAGAGCAATGCGAGATGACTTTTATAAGATGTATTGGTATGAGCTTGTAGACTACACTGTTACTCTTTGCGAAGAGCATCATAGAAAACTACATTCTATCTATGGACGTGAGCCTCCTTTGCACACCGCTAAGAAACAGGAGCGTTGGGTTGAAAAACAGCGCGACAAAGCAGAGGGCAAGACTACTAAAGGTAGATTTGCCTCTTTGATTTGAGGACAGCGTTAAGTGAGCTTACGAAGCAAAATTCATTCTAAAGCAAACCCCGCCCAAAGGTACATAGCTGAAGAGGCGGGTACACACGTTGGGACAAACCAGAACAAAATTAGAACAAGTGAAAACGCGTACAACCTAATGGAAATTGTTAACCGCTGTGTTAACCTTCTAGTAGACTTAGGTTCGGATATTGAGTTTGACGTAAAAGACAAACTTAGTTTCACGGCTAGGGCTGATGGTAACATGCGCGGCAAAACGCTCAGTACTTTAATGAACAACAGGCCTAACCCATACATGGATATCAACACGTTTAAAAGGCTATTACTTCTAGACATGATTATCGAGGGTAACGTTTTTGTTCACTTTGACGGTTCAGGCTTCTACCATGTACCTGCAAGACACATGGAGATTAAAACTGATGAAAAGGCGTACGTTAGCGAGTATGTTTATAATTCTATTGTTAAGTTTAAACCTAATGAAATCATACACATCAGAGACAATTCCTCAAGTTCCGAGTACCGAAACTTCAGAGGGCGTTCAAGATTACTAGCAGCTATCAAGACAATTCTCACACATGAAACCGCTCTAGATTTCCAGTCTAGATTCTACGAAAATGGTACAATGATTGGCCTAGTCGTAGAGACTGAAGCAGTACTATCTACCAGACTAAAAGATAGACGCGAAAAAGAGTGGATGTCTAAGTTTAACCCTAAAGACTCGCAGGGTAGACCTATGATTCTTGATGCTGGAATGAAGGCTAAGTCGCTAAATACAAATAGCTTTAGAGATTTAGACTTTAACGAATCCATGGAAGCGATGGAAAAACGAATAGCCTTAGCACTGGGTATACCTCATATATTACTAGATTCTGGTAATAATGCTAACCTTAGGCCGAATATGGAGTTGTTATTCTCCACTACCATTCTTCCGATGATGAGAAAATTTGAGTCTGCATTTGAGTTTTTCTTTGCTTATGATATTGAGTTAACTACTCATAAAGTGGTCGCTCTAAGACCAGACTTAAAAGCAGAGTCAGACAGACTTTCATCTCTAGTCAACAATGGTATTATGCTAGGCAAAGAAGCTCGCGAAATACTGAGACTAGATCCTTTAGAAGACCCATTACTAGACGAAATCAGAATTCCTGCAAACGTTGCAGGTTCTGCTACGGGAGTATCAGGTCAGGAAGGCGGTAAGCCTTCAACAAATGAAGATGATAAATAATGTTACTAGAGAAAATAATGAAACATTACGGCAAAGACCTGCCAGGTAAAACAGCGTTCCGTAACGACCCAGAAGCACCATGCCTAGTGGCTGATATTTCTAAAGAGTACGGTACGTGGGACAACTTCGTTGTTCGTTACCAAGATGCACTAGCTGGAGAAGAAACAAAAGCTCCTGCTAAGAAAGCACCGGCGGTAAAATCAGGTAACCAAGCTAATGACTCTAAAGAATAAATACGAAGGTAAAATTGTCAGCCAGATTAAAAGCGTTAAGATGGCTGACGACGAGTCTTCTGATATTATAATTAGTGGCTACGCCAATACGGTCACAAAGGACCGAGCTGGCGATGTTATACCAAAGGACACTTGGTTAAAGAGCAATGCTACTAGCAACTATTCAAAGAACCCAATAATTTTAGCCTTCCATGACCATAGCAAGCCAATCGGTAAAGCTACTAACTGGTACGCAGATGATAACGGACTTTTCATCGAAGCTAAGATTAGCAAGGGAGCTGGAGACGTATACCATCTTATTAAAGATGGCGTATTGTCCACATTTAGTGTAGGTTTTTACATCCATGATGCTGAGTATCATAGTAAAACAGACACTTATATGATTACAGACCTAGAGTTACTAGAGGTTTCGGTAGTTTCCGTTCCTTGCAACCAAGACTCTACATTTTCGGTCTCTAAGTCACTCGTTGACGCAGAGGCATTTAAAAAAGAATTCGTGCCTCCTGCTGAAGAGGCTGAAAATACAGATATTAAGGAAATCCAAGATATGTCAACAAAAAATGAAAATACAGGCTTAACCCTAGACGACGTTATGGGCCTATTAGATAAAGAACGCCAAAAAGAAGCTGACGCAAAGGCTAAAGAAGCCGCTGCTAAAGCCGCAGCTGCTAAGCAAGCTGAAGAAATTAAAACTCAAGCTCGTGAAGCTGCTAAGTCTATCGTAGACGAGCTTGAAGGCAAGATTGCTAGCAACCAGAAGAGTTTCGCAGATACTCTTAAGGCTCGCGAAGACGAAATCGAAGCACTACGTGAAGAAATCAAGCAAGTAGTTGCATCTCGTACTAAGTCGTTCTCTTATAACAAAGTAACTGACGGAATGAACCCCGATACTCGTAAGTCTGTTAATGACGCAGTATTACTAGGTATCGTTACACAGAAAGGTACTTTTGGTACTAAATTCGGTGAAACAGTTAAAGCGGTAAATGATTCTTCTTCAATCGAAGTTTCTAGCGAAGCGTACGAGACAGTGTTCTCTACTGACCTAATCCGCGACATTCAAGCAGAACTTGTTATCGCTCCACTTTTCCGCGACATTACAATGACGTCTGCGAACCTAACTATCCCAGTAAACCCTGACCGTAAGAACGCTTCATGGGTATCTGGTACAGCTTACGGTACTGACGCAAGTACTGGTAGCGAGATCACAGCAGCTCTAAGCGAAATCACGCTTAAAACAATGAAGCTTGCTGCTAAGAGCTACATCACTGACGAAACATCAGAAGATGCTATCATACCTCTTCTACCTCTAATTCGTCAACACTTAGTTGAGTCTCACGCTAACGAAATCGACCGTGCATTCTTACTAGGTAACGGTACTACAGAACCTAAAGGTCTAGTTCCACGTGCTACAGCTGCTGAAGCTTCTAGCGACACTAACAAGGCTGGTGGTGTTGAAACATCTACAGCGACAGCTAATGGTAACACTCCAATTACAGCTAAAATGATTCTTAAAGCTCGTAAGAAAATGAAGCTTTACGGTCTAAACGTACGTGACGTTACTCTAGTAGTTTCTACAGAGGCTTACTACGCGCTAATCGAAGACGACGCATGGGCTGATGTTAACCTAGTAGGTGGGGCAGCTACTAAGCTATCTGGTCAAGTAGGTTCTATCTACGGTATGCCAGTTATCGTATCTGACCACTTCGAAGCTCCTGGAGTTGCTAAAGCGTACGCAGTACTAGTTAACACTAAGAACTTCCTAGTTCCAACTCAGCGTACAGTTACAGTACGTACTGACTTCGACGTAGAGAAAGATCGTCGTGTTATCGTTGCTACACAACGTCTAAACCTAGAGTCTCTAATCCGTGACACTGACGGACAAGACAAAGGTGTTGTTGCAGTTACTTACGCAGCGGCGTAATAGATAATACTTAAAACAGAAGCCCTGCCCACCTTTGGGTGGGGCTTTTTTATTGGGAGCAAATATGAGTGTTATAACTCTAAACGAATACAAATTATTTAAGGGTATAAACAATCCTAAACAAGATACTCAGCTCCAGCCTTTAATTGATGCTGTTAATAGTATTATAGAAGAATACTGTCAAGTTAGTTTTAGCGGTTCGGTGGCTACAGGAGTACGACTAAACCAAAGCAATTACTACATCATATTACCAGATACTCCTATCATAAGTGTAGAGTATTTAGGGATTAAAAGGTCATCTGAGTATACCGAAGAGCTTGATTCTTCCCAATACATTCTGCACCCTCAAGAGGGCACGATAGAACTAATCGACCCTTCAATAAACCTACCTAGAAATCCTAGAGCATTTATTGTTGACTATACCTACGGGTATACTGTAGTGCCTTTTGCACTTAAACAAGCGGCAGTAGAGCTAACAACTTACTACGATAAAAGGGAATTTAATAAGTCTAAAGATATAGGTAACGGACAGTCAGTAGACTTTACTGATGCTAGTATTTTACCAAGTCACATTAGAACTATATTAGATATGTTCAGGGTGTTATAATGTTTACCAGTTTCCTAGATTTAGAATATCGAAAATTAGTAGAAGCTAAACTCTTAGATTCTATAGCTTTAGGACGAGTTCAAGAATACAGGGAAATGTTAGTAGAGCGTGGAGCAGATTTAGCTTATACATTGGACTCTAGAGGAATAGAAACCTCGGAGAAAAGTATAGAGCAAATTATAGATGCTGCTATAGAGGTATTAGAATCTGAAGTCGATGGTATTGTATCTACTATAGTAGGTGACAGCACAGGTAACAAGATAAAAGGTTTCTCTAGAACTAAAAGGATCAATGTTACCAAGTCGGCTCAAGCACTTCGCTCTAGGTCTGGAAGATTTATTGGTGCTCTTAAATTAGCTACTCTTCTTAATAGTATGGTTAAGATAAAAGCTAAAGAAATTATGAAAGGGCACAAGTACGGAAACACACTAAACTTTAGGACTGGTAGGTTAGCCAACTCTGTTAATATTACTAGCTTTAACCTAAAGAGAAGTAGCATACACTTTACTTATTTGCATTACCCGTATCAAACATTTGAACCGGGATTTGCTCAGTATAAGAAAGGCCGTGACCCTAGGGATATATTCTCTAACGCAATAGCTGATGCTTTATCGTTACTAATAAGTGACCAAGATTTAGCTAATACTAGATTTAGCGTGTACTCAGGAAGAAACAAACACGGCAATATTATTAATGGTGACTTTAGATGAATGCCAGAATAGCGATTCCAGTCGCATATGTAGAAAAGTTACAACAAGTGTTAAACGGTACTGGGGATTACCTTACTAACATGTACGGTAATGTGGAATCTAGAGTTCGACATTTCCAAGATATAGAGAATTTCCCTACTATTACTGTTACTCCTGGGCCTGAGACTAGAGAAGACATGCCCTCCAACTT